CGCTACTAAATGCCAGAAATGGTAATTTCCCGTTTCCGTCTTTTGCGAATATTGAAAAGCGCGGGATATCGTCAGCGAGAAAGTCTCGCAATTTGGATAGATCACGCTGCCAGTGTGCGCCGATATCAGGCTTTGACAATTCGGACTTAATCAGGCCTAAGGCTTGATGATAGTATTTAGCTGCAATTGCGCCGGCTATTTGTTTGCACTGTTCACGTTTCATTTTCTTGTCCCTCTGTGTGCGTTGATGTTGCCTACATGCAAGCATTATCCATGCCAATATGGTTATAAACTACTATATCAATGACTTATGGAATTCACTGTATAAGTATACAGATAGTATTGTGTTACCATTAAACTCAATCCTTGTTACTTGTTACTTATGGTAACGTAACACTATTGTATGTTGGTTATCGGGTTATATGGGTTAAGTGTGTCTAATGGGTGCAATACAGAGACACACACAACTTAGCCAATCTCGCCAACACTTAGCGAATCTCGCCAACAGTTAGCCAATTTGACCAATATGGCATTATGGACACTGGATATGGCATTCTAGCCAGGCGGTATTCCGGCCATTGATGCGGTATTCTAGCTAGGGATCGAGCGAGCGTTCGTTCGGTGGGTCGGAAAATGGGGCCGGGGAGGGGGACGGCGCGTAGTAATTATTATAGTAGCCCCCCAATCTTGCAAAAGAGGGATTCAGAAAACCCCATCTAACTATTTGAATTTCCTAAATAAAAAAGAAGAGAATTTTATGGGTAAAAAATACACACTTTAATGGTATTAATGTACGTTAGTGACTACTAACATAATCTGCAAAGATTAGGTTTAATTAACATAACTAATAGAAATAAAGCATTGACATAGTAAAGATATACACTAGAATTCCGATAGATATACTAGGATTAGTGTATTTGTTTGGTGTTACCAGGCTTGACCAAACCCTAAGTCCCATAATGGACTGAAGAAAACAACTCAAGGCTATGTCGAGCGCAGACTTTAAATGCAGCAGCAGAAATGTGTTAAGCGACCACCAATAGTCCTGCTCTGTCTATCGGGCGACAACAGGCAACTGGATACCGAGAGGTTTAGGTGCAAGCTATAGCCTTTAATCTGGTTTAAACCAGCAGGGGTCAGAATTCCTAGGGGTTCTGGAAAACGAGTACCACACCGCAAGGTGTTTGCAAAAGCAAATAGATGTATCCGATTAGGCTAGATTGGGTATATCCAGGGGAAAGTCCCGAAATTTAACCTGAATGTTAGTGACCACTTACATGGAAAACAAAAGACCACGAGGCAGACCTAAGAAAGAGACTAGGTTAATGACTCGTGAACAGTGGCAAGAAGACCAGAAACTTGCCAAAGGTCGTCCTAAAGGCTTAAGGACTGCCGTCAAGAAATTAGAAGAAAGATTACTCGAAGCCAATAGGATTGAACTTGTAATAGATTCTATTGTCAGAGCTGCCTTGAATGACGAACACAAGAATCAAGCCGCAGCATGGAAGATGCTTATGGATCGAATGGCTCCACTAAGCCATTACGACAAAGCTAGGGGCGGTGAAAAGCCCATAGTACAGATTAACGTAACCTCTATGGATTCTATCCAGACGATTGAGCCGATTGACGGTGAACTAGATGAATCTGATTGACCAGCTTGTCCTCCATGAAGGCGTAAGGCATAAGGTCTATACCTGCCCCGCTGGTAAGCTCACGATAGGCGTGGGAAGAAACATAGAGGATTTGGGTCTTAGTGATGATGAAATCTACTATCTTCTGAAGAATGATATTCGTAGATGTGATGAAGAATTAACCAATGCCTTCAGGTTCTACAAAGACCTAGACTCTGTAAGGAAGGATGCCATGATAAACATGGCTTTTAACCTCGGTATACCGCGTCTCAGGGGCTTTAAGATGGCCCTGAAGCTCATGGAGACAAAAGAGTATTCAGAAGCCTCTATGGAGTTTCTGGACTCTCTATGGGCCTCACAGGTGGGTCAAAGGGCATTAGATATAGCCCACATGATTAAATACGGGGAATATCCTAAGTAATGCCTGAAGCAAAGCAGCCAGAATTTATAGAATGAAAAACGTAAATCATTACCTTAAGGACGGGACTGTCCATAAAGGCAAATCCCACAAACACCCTGACGGCATGATAATGACGGGGGCCAAGATGTCCAAAGGATCAAAGCAGTTATATCACTTTGGCGAATTGTCTAAAACCGCACAAAAGAAAGCCAGGAGTCAATGGTAATGTATCATAAAGGTAAGAAGAAAAAGTAATGTATCTCGAATCGGCCTACTCTGTTGGCAAGAACTTAACCGCAGGAACAAGTAACACTCTGTTTACTGTCCCTACTGGCTACGAAGCTAGGGTGACTATGTTGTTCATAGCCAACGTCACAGGCTCTACCGCAGGATATTCAGCCGCATGGCATGACGGCTCTATTATTACCTTCCAATCCAACAAGTCTCTTGGTGATGGAGATTACGACCAGTTTGGTGGGGAAGGAATTTTCCTTGTGATGAATGAGGGAGACTACTTAACTGTCACCCCAGACGCAGGCTCTAGCTTTACTGCAATCGTGTCATTCTTCTTGTTGAAGTTTGATGGAAAGAAGTTCGATCTAACTGTATGAATTTAGATATTTCTTTGCTTTCTTGGCAACAAGAAGTATGGAATGATCCAGTAAGATTTAAAGTTGTCGCTGCGGGAAGACGGACAGGGAAGTCCAGACTTGCAGCGTATTTGCTCTTGGTAAATGCCTTACAAACAGATCGCGGTCACGTCTTCTATGTGGCTCCGACTCAAGGCCAAGCAAGAGACATCATGTGGAATCTTTTACTAGAGATTGGACATGATGTGATTGAAGGTTCTCATGTCAATAATATGCAGATTAAGCTGATTAACGGGATTACGATTTCGTTAAAAGGCGCAGACAGACCAGAGACTATGCGGGGAGTCTCGTTAAAGTACCTGGTTCTTGACGAATATGCAGACATGAAACCGGACGTATGGGAGTTAATCTTACGTCCAGCACTAGCGGACTTAAAGGGCGGTGCTTTGTTTATCGGTACACCAATGGGTAGAAATCATTTTTATGACCTCTACAAACAAGCCGACTTAAACGGCGATTCCGATTTCAAGGCATGGCACTTTACTAGCTACGACAACAACCTGTTGGATAAGCAGGAGATTGATCGAGCAAAGAAATCCATGAGTTCTTATGCTTTCAGGCAGGAGTTCATGGCATCGTTTGAAGCAAGAGGTTCCGAAATGTTTAAGGAATCTTGGCTTCATTTTGATGAAGAAGAACCTAATGGAGACTATTACGTTGCGATAGACCTTGCTGGCTTTGAAGAAGTCGGGAAGAAAAACAAGACTAAAAACCTTGATAATACGTCTATAGCAGTAGTTAAAGTTCATCCTAATGGTTGGTGGGTAAAAGACATTATTGTTGGGCGGTGGTCATTGGACGAAACCGCTCGCAAGATATTTCAAGTCGTCAGGGATTATGAACCAGTCTCTGTAGGAATAGAAAAGGGCATAGCAAGACAAGCTGTCATGTCGCCCCTTACGGATTTGATGAAAAAGTATTCTCGTTTCTTTAGAGTTGAAGAATTGACTCATGGGAATAAAAAGAAAACAGACAGGGTTATGTGGGCATTACAGGGACGTTTTGAAAACGGACTGATAAGCCTGAACAAAGGGGAATGGAATGTACAGTTCATGGATGAGCTATTCCAGTTTCCAGACGCATTAACGCATGATGATATGATTGATGCTTTAGCGTATATAGATCAACTTGCAAAGGTAGCGTATTCATACGACTTTGAAGAAGATACTTTTGAAGTCTTTGATAATTTAGCTGGATATTAATATGCTAGACAAAGAAGAATTTAACATCGAAGAAAGTGTTGAAGACTGGGTAATGGACAAGTGCCATTCCTGGCGCAATCATTTTGAAAACAATTACGAACAAAAGTTTGATGAATACTATCGTCTTTGGCGTGGCATCTATTCAGAAGAAGACAGAACACGAGACTCTGAGCGTTCAAAGATTATTTCTCCGGCTTTACAACAAGCTGTTGAATCTTCTGTAGCAGAGATAGAAGAAGCCACGTTTGGTCGCGGTCGATTCTTTGATATTAAAGATGACTTGCGAGATCAAGAAAGTCAGGATATTGTTTATCTCAGGGAACAACTGTACCGTGATTTCAAAAGAAACAAAATCCGCAAAGGTGTTGCTGAGTGTCTTATCAACGCTGCCGTTTTTGGAAATGGCATTGCAGAAATCGTACTAGAAGAAGAAAAAGAAATGAAGCCAGCAACCCAACCAGTCATGGATGGGCAGCTTCAGGCAGTAGGCGTGACCATTGCAGATAGGACAGTTTGCAAACTACGTCCGATTCTTCCGCAAAACTTCCTTATTGACCCTGTAGCAACCTCTATTGAAGAGTCTATTGGTGTCGCTATTGACGAATATGTCCCATACCATCAGGTAGAGATGCTTCAGGAAAGTGGTGTTTACAAAGATGTAGACATTACTATGGCTCCACAAGACACAGACCTAGACCCAGACCACGAATTAACTGACCAACCTGACGATAAAGTCCGTATTACTAAGTATTACGGCCTTGTTCCTGCTTACTTGATGAAAGAACAGGAAGGTTTTGAGTCAGAAGATGACGATGGCATCTATATTGAAGCCATTATTGTCGTGGCAAACGGTGGAATTCTTCTGAAAGCAGAGCGAAATCCTTACATGATGGGGGATCGTCCTGTTGTTTCTTTCCCGTGGGACATTGTTCCTGGTCGTTTCTGGGGAAGAGGCGTTTGTGAAAAGGGTTATAATTCTCAAAAAGCACTAGATGCTGAACTCCGAGCTAGAATTGATGCCCTTGCCCTCACGGTTCACCCAATGATGGCAATGGATGCTACTCGTTTACCCCGTGGAGCTAGACCTGAAGTACGCCCAGGAAAAATCCTGCTAACAAATGGCGATCCAAGAGAAGTATTGCAGCCTTTTAACTTTGGGCAAGTGTCCCAAATTACCTTTGCACAAGCAGATGCCCTCCAGAAGATGGTACAGACTGCTACTGGCGCAATAGATTCTGCTGGAATCCCAGGCTCAATTAATGGCGAGGCTACTGCTGCGGGGATTTCTATGTCGCTTGGCGCAATTATTAAGCGCCACAAGAGGACTTTGATTAATTTCCAAGAGTCTTTCTTGATACCATTCGTAACAAAAGTTGCACATCGGTATATGCAGTTTGAACCAGAGATTTATCCTGTTAATGATTACAAGTTTGACGTTACTTCTTCTCTCGGAATCATAGCCAGAGAGTATGAAGTCACTCAACTGGTTCAATTGCTACAGACAATGGGTGCGGATTCTCCGCTTTACCCTGTGTTGATTCAGTCAATCATTGACAACATGAACCTCTCTAACCGAGAGCAACTGATTCAGATTATTCAACAGGCTTCTCAGCCGAGTCCTGAACAACAACAAGCTGCACAGGCTCAACAGCAAGCAGCTATTGCCTTCCAGCAGTCTCAAACTAACGCGCTTAATGGTCAGGCTCAAGAGTCTCAAGCCAGAGCGCAGAAGATTGTTGCTGAGACCAAAGCAATTCCTGTTGAACTTGAAACTAATCAGATCAAAGC